GCATTAAATTTTCATCATGAGAATCCTGAAGAAAAACGAGATAAAATATCAAGATTGGCGTGGAGAGAATCTTTTAGAAAAAGTTTACCCGAACTTTTCAAGTGTATATATTTATGTGATGAGTGTCACTACCAAGAACATTTAAAGAAGGGAGATTACTATGGGTACTTTGAGACTATTGATAGATGGAGACATACTTATATACAAAGCGTGTTGGGCAGTACAGACAGTAGTACATTGGGATGATGGTATCTTAACAACAGCTACTAGTACAGAAGCATTAGCAGCTCAGGCTAATCTAATGATTCAGGAGTGGCAGGAGAAATTAGGAGAAGGAAAAGAGGTTACTACGATTATTTGTTTTTCAGATAGAGGAAATAATTTTAGGCGAAAAATTTTTCCAGATTATAAGTTAAACCGAAAAGATCAGAAGAAGCCTCTAGGATATAATCATCTGGAGACTTATCTTAAAGAACATTATGTAACTAAGACTCAACCCATGTTAGAAGCTGATGATGTCTTAGGTATCCTTGCTACTGATAAAAAGTTTAACAGAAATATAATTGTTTCTATTGATAAGGATATGCTTACGATTCCTTGTGAGTATTATAATATGGATTCAGAAATTACTGAGATTGTAGATGAGAAGACGGCTGATCATATGTTTTTCTTTCAGACTTTAACAGGGGATTCGGTAGATAATTACAAGGGGTGTCCAGGAATAGGTCCAAAGAAAGCTACAGAACTCCTTCTAACTAAAGGGGTTAAGTGGCAGACCATTATAGATGCTTATGCAAAAGCAGGATTGACTGAAGATCATGCTTTAACTCAAGCTAGGGTTGCTAGAATTTTACGAACTCAAGATTATAATTTGGAAAAAGAGGAGATTAAATTATGGAGTCCTTCAAAAAAAATGTAAAAGGTTATAATATGATTAAAGAAGCTGTGTCTCCACCACATTATGCAAGGTGGGATGTTGAGCCTGTCAGTTTTATTATGAGAAATAGAATTCCTTATGCTGAGGGTAATGTGATAAAGTATGTGATGAGGCATGATATGAAGGGTGGAGTTGAGGATATTAATAAGGCAATACGTTATTTAGAAATGATTAAAGAGGTGCAGTATAATGCAAAAGGTTAAAAAGTTTCACGAGAAGATGGAACTAGCTATCAATCAACCATTTAGTAAAGAGTTGCTTGAGTTTAGAATGAAGTTAATACTTGAAGAGGTACAAGAATTAGCTGAGGCTGGTTTCAGGTTGGAAGGAAATATAGATCAGGGAGAACTTTATGTATTACTCCAAGATTTCTTGAAGGAAATGTGTGATGTGGTTTATGTTATCAAAGGAACTGCTGTTTCTTTTGGAATGGATTTTGATAAGGCTTATAATCTGGTACACAAAGCGAACATGAGTAAGTATCCCTTTACTAAATGTGAACACGGGAAAGTATTAAAAGGAAAACATTATAAACCACCTGTCCTAGAGGAGTGTGTATGAACAAACCTTCTGTCAGAGCACAAGTTATCACAAGGAGAACTTATAACAGACCCTTAGATGACAAGGATGAAGTCTATGAGACTTGGGAACAAACTATAGACAGGGTGATAGACCATCAGAACTGGCTTTGGAATAGAGCTGCTGGTACTGAGCTTGGGATAGGACCAGAGTTGAAAGAGTTAAGACAACTCTTGTTAGAACGTAAGGTAATGGTATCAGGCAGAACCTTATGGTTAGGTGGAACTGATGTAGCCAAGAAGAGAGAAGCTAGTCAGTTTAATTGTGCTCATTTAAAGGTGGAGACTATTCACGATGTTGTTGACTCTTTGTGGCTCTTGTTACAAGGGTGTGGAGTTGGGTTCACACCTGTTGTCGGAACATTATCAGGCTTTACCAAACCCCTTGAAGACATTGAAATTATTAGGAGTAAACGTACTAAAAAGGGAGGACATGAAGAAAGTAGAGAATCTTTTGATCTCGATACAGGGGTTTGGACTATTACAATTGGTGACTCCGCTGAAGCATGGGCAAAGAGTATCGGCAAGCTTCTGGCTTTCAAAGGGAAAGCTACAAAGCTCGTGCTCGATCTCACGCAGCTCAGACCAGCGGGATTACGACTCAGTGGGTATGGATGGATCAGTTCAGGGGATGGACCCATCTCTAAAGCATACTCAGCTATCGTTCAAATTTTAAATAAGAAATCGGGACAGCTCTTGTCCAAAATGGACATCCTAGATGTAATGAATTGGTTGGGTACTGTATTGAGCAGTAGAAGATCCGCTGAGATAGCCTTGGTATATCATAACACTCCTGAGTGGAAACAGTTTGCTAGAGCTAAAGATAATCTTTCAGATACTCCTCATCGTAGTCAATCTAATAACTCTATAGTTTTTTGGGAAGAACCTACTCATGAAGAACTCGAAGAAGTCTTTAAAATCATTAAAGAATCAGGTGGATCAGAACCTGGAATCATCAATGGAAAGGAAGCTAGAAGAAGAGCACCTTGGTTTACAGGGGTCAACCCATGTGCCGAAATCCTTCTTGGAAATAAGAGTTTCTGTAACTTGTCCGAAGTTGATCTATCCAAATTTAGAGAAGACTCTGGAGGATTGGAAAGAGCTATCTTCCTCATCGCTAGAGCAAACTATAGGCAAACCCTTGTTACTCTTGATGATGGAATACTCCAGAGAACGTGGCATGAAAACAATGAGTACCTCAGACTTTGTGGAGTGGGACTTACAGGAATCGCCAGCCGTGAAGACCTCTCTTACTATGACTATAAAAGACTGAAGAATCTCGCAGTACATGGAGCTTACTCTATGGCTGATGAGCTAGGAACTCAAAGACCTAAGAATGTTACTACGATTAAACCTAGTGGTACACTCAGTAAGATCATGGATACTACTGAGGGATGTCATAAACCCATAGGAAAATATATATTTAATAATGTTAACTTCTCTGTTAATGATCCTCTTCTTCCAAGACTAAGAGAAGCAGGGTATCATACTGTAACAAATCCTGTAGATGAACATAATGTTATCGTTACTTTCCCTGTCAAGTGGGACAATATCAGGTTCAGCAGAGACGTTAATTCCCAGGAGGAACTTTATGTTAGTTACGAAACGGCTGTTAGCCAACTTGAGAGATACAAACTTCTTATGGATGCTTACGTTGAGCAGAACTGCTCGATTACGGTTACTTACAAAGCAGATGAAATCCCATGTATTGTTGATTGGCTCAAAACTAATTGGTCTTCTTACGTTGGTGTTAGCTTTCTTCCCCTTGTTGATACTCAAGAAGTTTACTCCTACCTCCCCCAAGAAGTAGTATCTCCTAAAGTTTACGAGGAATATGTGGCACAACTTACTCCTGTAGACCTAGATGAGATAAAAGGAAACCATGAACTCGAAGATGACGAGTGTTTACAAGGAGTTTGTCCAGTAAAATAGATTCTGTTTGCAACTTGCAAACAATTTTCGTACCTCTAGGAGACATTTCTAAAATGAGACAGTATAAAAATGATACTAGGTTGGTCATAAGTGATGGTTTGTTAACTACTTTAGATACAATATTCCCAAATAAATTACCAGCCTATCTGGTAACTGAAGCTGAAATAGCTCAGTTGATAGGACAACAACAGGTCATTAACTGGATTAAAGATAAGCAGGAAGAACTAAGAAATCAAAGTGTTGAACATGAAGGACAAGTAACTATTAAAGGAGATTAATAAAGTGTTAGAATTGTTGACTGTATTGATGTGTGGTGGCGGAGGTCCTCCACCTCCCCCTCCACCTCCTCCCCCTCCACCCCCACCGCCACCTCCTCCAAGTCCTCCAGCTCCTATCGCTAAGGTATCATCGGCTCCAGCAACTACTCAAAGAGCTGCTGAACAAAAAGCTACTACCAAGGCTAAGACTAGGACAGCTAGGAAAGCAAAGGGTTTAAGGAGATTCAGGATACCGCTTACAGGTGGACCTACTGGTTTGAACATAGGTTAAACTATGTGTGAACCTATTTCCATAGGCATAGCCATTGGAGCAACTACTGGAGCTATAGGAGCAGCAGTTACTGGTCAAGATGTTCTTACAGGA